AGGGTTAATGAAAGTTAAAATCGTTTACTAAATGCTTTAGCACCATATTCAAACTGCATTTGCATGATGGCTTTTGACTGGCTTACAGCTTCCTGCCGATCGGCATCCAAATAATTTTGTTTTTGCAGCATACTATCAGCCATTTGAATTTGGCTACGTAAGTGCTGAAGGTGAGTGCCGTGGTTTTGATGCAATTGGTGATTCATCGTGTTTATGTTTTCAATTCTATAAAGCATAAATTAGTATCGCAAATTAAGCCTGACATCCCCCCCATAGCGAATTCTGTTGCCTTTATTCGGCTGCAGCTTGGTGAGGTTTGGAGTAATCAACCCATCAGCTGCGTCCTTCAGCCAATCAATGCTTTCACGGTAATTATTCTTGATATGCTCAGGAACATTCATTGGTGAAATTCTCGAGTGCGCATAATACAATACCAGGTTGATCAATGTTTGAACCATTTGCTGGCCTCGGTTATCGCCAAGCGTCCAGTACGTGGTATTTGTAATAAGCGTGTCGGCAGGAACTGTATAACCGGTGGTTGTCAATGTCCATTGCGTTTGATTTGGCGCATCCGGAAAATAGTTATTAAGCGGGATATTGTTATAGCTGCCATACTGCAGCACATAATCATCATTGGATATGGTGGTTGATGAATTGGCCGTGTAAATATTGTTTTTATAAAAAACCTGATCCCCCACATTGTAGGTGCCATAGACATCAAATACCGGATATGGAAAAGCTGCAAAGTACAACGTGTACTGCGGGCCCAATAATGTCCAATGAGCCGGATTGAATGCCTCACCCCCTGAACTGATGGTAGCAATGCAAATATAAACGTTACCGCCTTGCAGTGTTAGATCATTAACGTTATAGGCGCTAGTTTGACTGTAAGCCGGCGCATCCAGATAAACCCGATTGGCAGCTTGATATGACGCTGTAAATGACCAGGCGTTGGTATTGGTGAACTCGCTGGCCACATCGTATTTCTGCTGAAGATAAGAAGCAGCTTTTTCCTGAGCAGCCAGCAGCCATGAATTGATGATCGAATAGTTTGAGCCAATTACCTGATTGAGATTTCCAGGCTGGATAGATTTGATAAAATCATTTTGAATTAGGTATGGCATTGCTTTTTACTTAATATCCTGAAACATGCTTGTGCACCGGTTTACCGGTTCTTATCGTTGTTTTCTTATCGCCGCGCAGGTATTTATTGTATTCATCCGCAAATGCCATGGTTATAAAATAACGTTTGGCGTCACTCGGGTGACCAAATTCCTCATAACTTACTTTCGTTACAGGATTGGTCTTTTTAGATTTCTTTAAAGTGCCGTCGCTATCCTCCAGCGCGTATTGGTAATCATAACGGCTTTTTTTACATTTTTCATTAATCTCAATGGTCAGATTTGATATTTCTCCGGCATATATTCGGTTAATGAACGCAGCGCTTTGAACCACAGATGGATTCACACTTTGCATTCGTAAATTTGGCGAATAAATTTGTAAATCCTGTATTATTTTAGTAAAAAAGTTTTCTCCTTTCTCCAGCTTTGTGTCTTCCTTTATGCTGGTCCGGTCTCCGTAGACAAATAATCCCTTTACCCTGTCATTTGGATAGCGTTCTCTAAACTCTTTGCAAACATGGGCCACACGATTTCGAGGGTCTTCTAAACAGATTTCATCAATTTGAACAGCTTTAAATCCATTTTCAACCGGTAGTATTTGCCAAACCAAACAGGTAAGATATGGATTAACGTTCTCGTCCCAGGATATATGCAATGGCAATGCTTCGTTCCAAAATGTTTTACCGGTATGAATGTTGCTATTAAAGTCTTTCCAAAACTCACCCCCTACCCTGATTTTACCCCATTCACCTAATCCGTAAATCTGATAGTAGTTGTAATCGGTGATTTTATCTTTTTCAAAGTCATCTATTACGTGTTGATCGACGAAGCCCCCCACAAGTTTGCCATCCTTCCAACGTCCCATAACAAAAACGTTATCAAGGTAATTGGTTTGCATGATCACCAGGTTGCCTGTTTCATTAACCCACATGCCTTTAATGGGGATGGGGTGATCAGTGTCTGGGCATTCGATGTTGGTATCTACTTCAGTTAATATCTCGGTGTCGAAGATGTTCGTCTTTATCCAGTGATCCTCGCTGATCGGGTTGAATATGCAAATGATTTGCTGGCCGATCATACCGCGAAGACGTTTACGAATTTGCTTTAGATCCGCTTCATCAAACTGGCTGATTTCTTCCAGGATAATGCGCCGGAAGCCAGTCACCCCTTTAATCTTTTCAGGGTCATCCAAACCGCGAAACCGAACATGGGATCCGGTTAATGTGCATCTGATATAGTCTTGCTGGACAACAAAATATTCGTTTAGCCCCCAGTCGGAGATAACGCTTTTAAAATCAGCGAAAATACTATCCTTGATATCGACGTGAAACTTCCGAAGCACAAGCGTATTTTCCTTGCTGCTTTCAAGCATTCGGATAATTTGAATTTGAACGACGCTAAAGGTTTTTGATGCAGAAGATCCACCATACAACCAGATATAGCGGATTAAGGTATTATTGAAAGCATCGCGTAAATGCCAATAAACGTTATTGAAAAGATTAGGGTTGAAGTCAAACTTCAGAATCTTCTGTTTTGGAGCCATATCCTACTTTAATCGCAAATTCAGTCTGGAGAGGACCGCCATCTTTGCCGGTAACTTCCTGCCGATCTTTGTAAATCTCAGGCTTTTTACCTTTAAGTAAAAAAATAAGCAAAGTATCTGAATATTCTTGAACATAGCCAACCAATGATCCACCTTGGTAAACCGGCTTTTTGTATCCATGAAATGCTCTGCGCTGAGCTTCGTCTTCAAGAAGTTCGATACCGATTTTAACTGATTCGTCAAATGCCGATTTAAACTGACTATCCTTTTGTAACCAATCGTATATAGTTCTTCTAGCTACTTTGGCTTTCCGGCAAGCCATGGTAATATTGCCAGTTTGTTCGAGCTGGGTAAGGAAAGATTTTTGTTGCACCTTTCTGCTTCTGGAGTCTTTTTTTAACGTGCTCATTGTTTCAGGCCCTTTATATTGTGCAATAGTGCAAATTGACTAATTGAAAACATTGCAATTATCAATAATCAATTAGATGCTTTTGAATAACATATTTCTGTTTTTTATCGAAACCGGTGCAATAATCTATGCTTATGCGTTATATGCTTTACAGCATAAAGTTAGATGAAAATTATCAGATTTTACAATCAGTTTTAACCAGCTTTTTTTCGCGGCGGTCTTTTTTACCAATTGCTGATTGTTTATGCAACGGCAATACCTCCAGATGAAAGATGATTTCGTTAACAGAGTAGTTTTTGGATGGCTTGCTGTCGCCGACCAAATCGGCTAGCCACTTATAGTTATTCATAAAGCTTTTCTTCCAAACGGGCTACTGCTTCTTTTTGGTCATCGGTCATGCTATAGCGCTCGAGCGTATTAAGAATCATATAAATATCGCGCCGATCATTAATGCACTTATAATAGAATTTCTGCAATAAAGCTTTTGTGTGATCATTCTTCTTTTTATGCAGAAACGGCGCCGGTTTGATTTCCTGTATATCTCCGGCCGTTACATAAAGCAAGCCTGCATATGAAGGAATTTCCTCGGGTGCCAATAAGCCCTGAGGACAGGCATAATAAAACTTGTTGGGTAACCGGTCAGCTGGGCATTTAAAATAGATACCGGATGATGCTCCATTTCTCATTATTGGTTCGGTTGCCCCTGGTGGAGTATATCCCTCCCACGGCGTTTTCTCCATGATAGCATTCTTCTTGTGATTAGCGAGCAAATAATGTTTGTCGGTTTTGGTAAAATCTTTCTTAAAATCTGCACGGCTGATTTTTATTTCTACCTCTACACAATAGCCGCTTTTGCTAATTGCAAAGAAATCGCTTTCCCAACCAAAGATAAATGCATTGCAGATTGGGTAATTGTAATTACCAAATAGGCGTTTAAGATGGCGTTGAATTATTCGTTCAGTCATTTAACAGGCTGTTTGACGTATACACATCGATTTTCAGTTTCAAATTCAAGTCCGCAGCTCCAGCAATTAAATTCAGCACTACCCTCGTCCGCAACCAAGCTTTGCTCATATGGCACACCGTCCGGATCAATGCAAACGAGCAATATATGTTGCCGTTTACATCTTGGGCAGGGAATATAATCAAGCAGGCAATCGGCATTGCTGGGACTACAAAACTTAAATCGTGGTTTGCTTTTATCTCCGCCTCCGATATACAATGCATGCTGCCAGGTTATTTCGTAAAAATTTATTTCACCCGACATGTAGCGTTCCATCAACTTTACATAATTGATATGTGATGGATTGCCAAATTCAGGCTTTTGACCGTTGATTAGGTTTTGGCTAGTCATGTGATTATGCCGTTAATTGTTTAAAATCGTTTGCCTTTAACTTTTCATAGTAGGTTTTTTGCCCATCTGACAAAAAAGGGAAAAACACTTCCAAAACCTCGGCCTGTTCCAGACGAATCATTGAAAGCTGAATTTCTACCCATTCCGAAATAGTTTTCCATGCAGTGCGCTCAGCCTGGGCCCAACATATTTCATGGCTTCTATCGGTGGGTTTAGTATAAGTAGCAATCAAAAGTTTGTAGATCGCTTCTATTCTGGCCGGTAGTTGAAAGGTAAGCATTTTGCCATCCATGTGCAAAACAAAACAGATTGCAATGCATTCGCCGGAATCATTGTATCGTTTCATGATATCACGGGCACCAGCTGCTACCAGGTTCTTTTCAATTTTAGACATGGATGTTGCAGCCGGGATTTCTGAAGTGTAGTTTTTTATGTTCATAATTTCATTGTTTCTTTAATAATCTGAATCGCCTTCCCATTCTTTAAATCATCAGGAACGCAGCGTATCAACGTCCATCCAGCAGCAGCTGCAGCATTATACTTCTCCATATCAGCGACGAATCCTTTGCCCCGGGTGTGTCTGCCTCCGCTAAAAACGCCTCCTTCAACTTCCAAAAAAACTTTCTTCGCCGGCCATGCATAATCCATTCGCCATTTGCGATTGGCATGAAAGCGATATTCAGTTTCAGGCTTTGGTATGCCTTCTATTTCACAAAGAGTTGCAAACAAATCAATTTTAGGTGCTTTCAACACGCTTTTTTGTTTTTTTATTACGGTTTTAGGCATTTGTTGCACGCGAGAGGCCGGAGCAAACTTATCGGGTTCGTACTCAATGAAGCCGGCTTCTTTCAATGCTTTCAGCGATATAGTGGCGCCGCGCTTCATGATGTGCAATATCCTCCATGGCATCCCGCTTGTTTATGCCCAAATAATTCAAGTTGTGGGGCTATATCTTTAATTTCACGCATTGAAAAATCTGATCGTAAAGTACTGTCCTGCATATCTTCAACTACAGCAGCTGCAAGAATGATGCTTTTATTCTGATCATAATTTGCTCTTATCTGCATTGCCTTTTTCCAAAAACAAAACTGACAGTTACTATCTGTGGCAAATGTTACGTTTTTATCCTGCCAGTATCGCTGCACGTCATTTTGAGTTATTCCAGCTTCAATCAATGGAAATTCTCCAATCCTGAACGGGATTTCCTGCCAACGATGACGGTGAGGATGGCTGCTGCCTCTATAAAAATCCGGGTTAACAGTGCCAGTCTTTGATATATATGGCAGCATAACAGATTTCATATTACCAGGTACCTTATCGCCCATTTTTTGATAAACAAATTCGCAGTGGGTTGAATAAATAAAAGTGTCTTTAAATGTGTCAGCGCGATCGGCTTCGTCGGCCCGGTACCCAATTCGCATTTTCACCGGTAACCCATGGTACATAAACAAGAATTTGAATATTGGCTCGATCTTCCACATAGTTGTGCACCAGCGATGCTTTTTATTGGGAAGCATTGATTTACCGAAACTGGATGATTGAAAACCGGGTCCGCGAACCCATACAATCTCACGCCCGATATGCTGCTCTAATTCAAACATTGTTTTGATGATGATAGGATCTTCTGCTGTTGCCAAAAACTCATTTTCATGACTGCAATACTTTTGCAGCTTATCGTTTACCATTTGCCTTACATGCTGGTCGACTTTAAAAGTCTTGCTGCCGGCATTAGCATTATGATCATCGATGCATACTAAAGCAAATACATCAATATCAGCAGGATAATGAGCTGCGATATAAGAAGACGTTTTGCCACCGGAAAGACTGTTTACGGTTTTCAATACCTCAAGTCAGTAAAGTGAATGATGCATCCGTTGGTCAACGGCTTTTTAAACCAGGCTATAAAATCTAAGCGATCAAGGCCGTCATTTGCCATCACCTCATTAGCTTTTTCAAGCTTAAGGGATAGATAACCATCTATTTGAAAATTTACAATATCGCTGATATCGTCTTCAATAATTTGAATAGAACACTTTTGAATGCCTATCTGGCCTTTGCCAAAGACAAACAATTCCTTTTGCTTGCTGGCGTATGGTTTGCCGGTCCATTCGCGGACAGATAAAACCGCGGCACCATCGTTGATTTCGTCAATGCGCTTTTTCCAAAGATCATAATTGCCCCGGATCGTATGCTTTTTCTTTCGGCTGGATATTTTAGTTTCAAAGCCTGTAGGTTCGCCCTTGCGCGGATGCGTGGCCGGGAATGTTTTGGATATTGTTATTACGTAGGTTTTCATTTCGTGTTCTTTGATTGTGGTGGTGAAGGTTAAGGAAATAAGATATTGTGAACTACTGACCAATTAACAAAAGGCCTATTGGATATGTCTGTATCATGTGTTAACGGGCATCCTAACGCTGCATCATCAATGTAAATGTGACAATATGCTTTAGGGCTTGATGTCCAGCTATCTTGTTCAGGATTGCGATTTACGCCCCATAATGGCAATTCACGATCTGCAAACCATTTAATTGCTTCATCCAAATAATTTGCGGCTTCGGTATGAATATCAGGGTCATGTGACTGTGGTTTTTTAGTGTGATTAGCCCGCATTGTCCATAATACCAACCTTCCACCATGCCGAACAATTTTATCAAGGGTTTCAACTGAGCCGGGAATATCTTTACCGACCTTTGGAAATTCATGGGTGACTACTGTTCCATCGAAGTCAATCCCGAATATTGTGCCTGTGTATTTTTTCATAACTCAATTTTGTTTATCCAGCTTTTGTTTAGCAAACCATTCATCAAATGCCGACTCAATATTGCAAGAGCTTGAGATTTTCCAATATAAATAAAACGCGATAGCAATTTGCCTAACCTCTGCTTCGGTGTACAGCTTGGAATCCTCCACCACTTCCATCTCCCGATAGCTATCGGGATGCTTTAATGTGGCGATTTGGCGGGTTGGGGTAAATAGGCTTTCTGAAAGTTCATGGTCATGGTCATTTAACCATATTTTGGATGCAGTTGAATAATACTGCCACTTAACATCTATCTCATCCCCCCTAACCTTTGTACCGTCAGGTAGGTGGTCGGTTAAGAGAATGGCAGGGTGATCACGTCTAAATTGTATCCATTCAGGATTGACCATTCTGCCTGTAGTTGACCATTTTGATTCTATGTGTTCAGGATATGGGTTATCAGCCACGAGCCATGTCTGACCTTCCCGGTTGTTTGCTGTGTAGGTTTCTGCTGTCATGGTTTTATGTTTGGAAATTTTACTAATTTTTGATTACGTAACTATATACTTATTAACCCTTTCGGGTTCAAAAAATAGCAACTTCGTGTTGCTATTAAAAATTCATAATAACCTGATCGGCATTTTTTAACTTAGCACGTGGAGCATAATCTTCCAGTTTAAGTTTTCGCCATAACATGGGTTGATAATAAAACCGTTGCACATCTCGCAAATACTGTTCGTTCCAATCGTGCATAATTTTTGGCACTCTTTCGGTAGCATTGAGATTAATGTATGCTTGTGGCAATGGTTCGCAACCTAATTCTATAATCTTTCTGCACCGATAGATACATTGCTCAATTGGTTCGTGTCCAATCATACAATAAGCCCTTATCTTCTTTTTACTAAACGCCTGAACGGTCTTTACAGCCTCTATAAACTGCTTTTCTTCACCAATTTCGTCAAATCCGATACGCCACCATCTTAAGGGTAACTTATCAAATAGCTTTACTGTTTTTTCATCAATACCGTTTGGCTCAAATCCACTATTACAATCAACCGAACTAATTTTTTCAGACAAATACCTATCTACAATGTATTCTTTGTAATCCCACGGAATTTGAGATAAGTTATTGTCCATCAATACCTTTGCCGGGTTACTTGCTTTATTAAGTGTAACAGTATGCCCCTCTATTCGCGGAACGGTGCAAAAGAAGCAATTTTGAACACATCCCCTTGTAAAGTACACCATCTTAAAACGTCCGTAAACAGCTTCTAAATCGCTTTGTATTTTATAATGAGGTTCTATTCCGGTTTCCTTTTTTATGTAATTGTGTAGCTGTTGCGTACCGCCGCCGCCGATCATAACCATGCGCCCCATGCCGAGAGCTATTTTTGCTTCTTTAATAGCTAATTCAACATCCCATGAAAAAATAACTGATAAACAAACCCCATCAAAATCTTGATGAAATATATCTGTAACAGACCTAACCTCTACTGCATTTGACCCGTAAAAAATCTTCATTTTTTCGATTGCCAAATTGTAATGAGGAAACGAGCAATTAATCAGAAGTATTTTTTTACCATGTATCATTTGCTTACGAGTTGAGATAAAGCCTGATTGAATGTAACCCCTGCAACCGTTTCTATATCGGTTGCCAGTTCACGAAGCACAGCAAATAGCCGTTGCTTTTGTTCGGATGTAAAAAATGCGTTATCAAGCGATTGTTCAAATAGGGTCATATCTCTTTCTTTTTATGTGTTAATGATTGGTGTTGTACCATTGAATGAATTGAACTACGGCTTGGTAAACGGCCTCGATTGGCAGTTCACCTTTTTTATCTAAATATTGAATATAAATCAAGTTATTAGGTGTTATTATTGAAACACAATCCTGATCTATTGATTGCCTCCATTGGATACCGTACTCTTGCATCCCCCATTGAAGAATTTTAATCCATACGGGCATAAGCCAGTCCCATGAAGTATCATATTTTAGTTCATCTACAAAATAGCTTTTTTGCATAACGTTTCTTCGCAGTCCTACTGGTGTTATATTTATAACACAAAACTCCGCTATCATCTTGTTACTATCTTCCATTTTCATCTTGTAAACAGGTTAATTTGTTCAATGCAAGGCCGGATTCCAAAAGGCCGAATACGTCAAAGTGGTGCTTTACCAGTATCTCAAATTGCCAATAAGGTAATTCGTTTATGGCGTTCAATTTTACGCTGGTATATGCACCCTGATATTCAAATATTTCCTTGTCAGCTTCACTATCGTTGAACTCACTTAAAGGAATGAGTAAGGGTTTGATTAATTTGCTTTTTACCCCAATAATCACTTGCTGAGATTCTTCGCCCTGTGTAATCAAAACATGAATACCGGGGAATGATTTTTTTGAATCACCAAGCATTGCAAGTTCCCATAATTTTTTAGGTTTAGTTTTCCAAAAGAACTTCAACTCATAAGGCAAATAAGCCGCTAAGTGTTTAATTTCCAGTTTTTTCATCTTGTTGGGGGGTTATAAATTGCCAATTCAATTAATCTAAGAATGCCACGTATTGTGCTTTGTGATTCTTTGATAGAGTTTCGGTCGGAGAAAGCAATTTCATCTTCCATGCTTTTGAATAAACCCTTCAACCTCTCAACCTCTTGCTGAAGTTCGGCTGTTTGTTGGGTGGCGTAGGATTCCATTGCTTCGAGAACGTCATCATGTGAATATGCAGGGATATTCTGTCCATTTTCGTCAAGTACCGGATAAAACCCTTTTATGCAATCGCTAATTATTCTCTCTTTACTTTTCATGGCTGGGGTTATTCATGAATTGATAGATGTCATAGTATTTGTTCACACTGTCTCTGAAGCGATTGAACTTACCAGCGTTATTTACATATTTCAGGCAACTGTCTTTAAAGTCGGCCTGAACCGATGCTATTTCACGGTTTTTTTCGCTTAAATAATCACACGTAAAAGCAGTTTTTATAGGCTGTCCACCGATTACCAGCATTGTTAAACAGACTACACCAAAAACAACAAAGGGAGAAATAATGCCTATCAGGTAGGCTTGTAGATTTATCTTCATCGCTTAGCCTCCTTTTCATCCATGTTTTGATCAAAGGCGGCCTCATACCATTTTCCGGTATTACACTGATCTTTGAGGCTGTCAATTACCAGACTGTCGCGGGTCGCAAGTGCCGCTTTTTCGCGCATTACCTGGTTCTTTTGAATGTGTTCCAGAAACCACATGCCCATCAGTATAGCTACTATACAGATTAGCGAAAAATTGCTGATTTTCATAAGTTACTTTATTGGCCCCAGCCAGATAAAAAGAATAGTGGTGATCACAACCAGTATCCCCACTACTGTCCAAAATTTAGTTTGCTCGTTCATATCACAGCGTCATAAAATCTGCATAATATTTTTTGAACTCTTCAGCGCCTTCACGAGCTAATTTGTATGTGCGATATTCAAGGCGGGACCCGACGAGCGAATTCGAGAGACCGTAATCGTAGTCGCCGTACGAAAGACCGAGACCCGAAGAGTCTTTGTTATTTTTATAAAACCACGGATAATAATGGCGCTCCGATCCATCGTGTACTGGAGTCCATACTTTGCCATCAATTAAATTTTTGGCTTTTATGCAGATAGTAAGCCGGTGAAATGCATCTTCAGCTACTAAGTCAGCATCTATTTTGTCTTTCAGCGCAGGGCGCGGGGTAATCCCTAAAAGCTCACAAGCTTTCGAATAAGGATTTTGATTTTGGTTATTGCTCATATTGATTATTTTTTAATTGTTTTCAAAGTTTTTTGTAGTGTGTGAATCCCGTAATGCGATACTGGCCGTGTCTCTAAAATCGGCCAGTTTGCCGTAGAGGTCCATCATTCCTTCTGCGGAATCGACGTGCTTTATCACCAAGTCTTTTAACTCTTCATATTGATCACTGATTTGCTCAATATATTTTTTGAATTTTTCGTCTGAAATTGCCATCGTTACTTAATTTTATTTTTCCATTGTACCTTCAGTTGGATATCCAACTGCAATAAATCCTCGCTCCAATTCACTTATGATATATCTCAAGTTCTCAGCGCTGTCGCGGAAACCTTTTTCATGCGCATGATGTATGTTCCCTATTAAACCTTGCACAAATGCCTGTGTTAATGCATGGCTTCCGCCTTTAGTTGGCAATCCACGATGATCATTATATTGTGATTGATCAAGATTTTTTGACACTTCCAATCTGAAATCTGTCGCTACATGGGTTGACTTTTGCGAACCTGGTTCGTAATCAGCCGTTACGGTTACTATGCCGGTAATTTTATATCTCATATTTATTTTTTAAAAAGGTTCGTCGTCTGCTTCATCGGTTTTGTTTGGCCGAATGATAAAATTGCTATTCGGGTCAAATTGAGTAGATGGGTTTAAGTTTCGGAAGGCATTATGATCAGTGGAATAGCTGTTAGTGTCCAGATCCATAAACTTCACATACTTGCCAATGAATTTGAGGCGTACTATTCCAGTTTCCCCGTTACGGTGTTTGGCAATGATTACCTCACCAACGCCCTGGGTAGGCATACCGTTTTCGTCTTCTGTAAGTCCGTAGTATTCTGGCCGGTAAAGGAATAGCACCATATCCGCATCCTGCTCAATGGACCCCGATTCGCGTAGATCTGAAAGCTGCGGACGTTTTGATGATCCTGGTCTGCTTTCAACGGCCCGGCTCAATTGCGATAGTGCAATCACCGGTACGTCTAATTCTTTTGCCACAGATTTTAACGCCCGGGAAATAGCCCCAATTTCCTGCTCCCTATTACCGCCTTTCCCGTCAGTTTTTCCTTGCATCAGCTGCAAATAGTCAACAATGATCAGCTGTATATCGTGCTGAGATTTTAAGCGCCTGCATTTGGCTCTAAACTCAAAAATGCTTAATGCCGGAGTATCGTCAATAATTAACGGCGATTGATCAAGGCGCCCGATTTTGTTATGGATCTGACTCCATTCCCAATCTTCCAATTGACCTTTGCGTATTTTTTCCTGCTCTATTTCTGCCTCTCCCGATACCAAACGATTTGTAAGCTGCACCGAAGACATTTCAAGTGAAAAAACTACTACCGGCTTATTAAAATCAACCGCAGCATTGCGGGCGCAGGTTAATACAAAAGCCGTTTTACCCATAGCCGGCCGCGCTGCGATTATTATTAAATCTGATTTTTGCCAGCCAGAAGTGTATCGATCGAGAGAAAGAAAACCAGAAGGTATACCGGTAAGGCCGTCCTTCTTGTCTTTAAGCAACTCAATATTGGCCAATGTTTCCCTAAGCAAATCATCAACCATCCTGGCATCTCTTCGTAAATTGCTTTGGCCTACGTCAAATAAACACTTCTCAGCATAATCAAGCAGGTCGAGTACGTCGGTGGTGTCTTCATAAGCATTGTTGATTACGTCCGTCGAAATCCTGATCAATTCCCGCTGGATAAATTTTTGCAGGATGATCCTGGAATGATATTCAATGTTAGCAGCTGATGCAACGCGTTCTGTTAATTGGGTAATGTAATAAGCTCCACCAATCATTTCCAATTCGCCTTTTTGGCGAAGCTGCGCGGTCACAGTTAAAATATCGATCGGTAAACTTTTCTCAAAAAGAAAGCGAATAGCCGCAAATATTTTCTGATGATTATCCTTATAAAAAACCTCAGGTTTTAAAATATCAATGACCGATGATAATGCATCCCTTTCGAGCATCAGGCCGCCTAATACAGCTTCTTCCAGGTCAGTAGCCTGAGGCGGAAGTTTTCCCATACCTGAGTATGGGGTAGGATTGGATATTCTAGATCTCCTATCCTTGTTGGTTGTTTTATTGTTTTCGTTTTCCAAAATCATCGTTTTAGTTTTGTTTTACCCATTCGGTGGTATTGCCGAGTGTGTTCTGTTTGGCAGTAAAACCAAGTTTTCTTAAATGAGCCCAATACCCGGCTAAATCTTTCGTTTCAAGTTTTGCCTCATATTGCCTGCTGTAATAATCCGGATGACCTTTATTTTCAATTTTGTTCGGACCATTTCCTGGAATTATCTCGTCATTCCATCGTTGCTGATTTAAAAATGTTTCAGGAAATGGCTGAAACTGTTTATCTGAAAATTGGGCTTTCCAAGCTGGGAGGATGCTTAATATTTGGTTTTGAACATCTATTTTTAAAGCCATCCATTTTTTACAAACAGCCTTTTTATCGCCAACTTTTTTGCCATATAAATTCCAAAAATTTTCGAAATCGATTCCATTATATATTTTATTACCTATACCATTACCTATACCTATGGGGCTTAGAAGCCCCTTTGAAGCCCCATGATTTTCACTTGATTTTATATCTTTTTCACTTAGCTTTATCTCGTTGTTAACCAGCTTTAAAAGATCAATCGAAAATTTTTCTTTGTAATTCTCAAAGCGCTTAAAAATGCCTATGTGAGCTTTATTTTCGGGATTTAAGGGCAAATTCTTTTGGTGTTTAATGAAGTTTTTAAGGAATAAAACACGCCTATCATTTGATAAAATGTAGCCCCTTTCAAGCCCCTTCAAAGCCCCTTTAACTTCACTTTCATTTAAACCCAGGTCAAAGCTTAATTTTCGTGTTGATAACTCGAAAAATCCGCCCAAATCACAGTTATCGCATAGGTATAAAAACATCAATTTTTGATGTGCATTAAGGTCGATGAACCATTCATCTGACCATTTTGAAGTGTCAGAAAATCTATAAGCCATATTAATATACCGCCTTAAAAATGAATTGAAAAAGGTCTTCTGGTTCTTCTACGGTCTTGCAAAACGCTATTAAATCATCCATATCTAAACCAGCTTTATAGTAATCGAGCATACTTTCATGAATGTCACTTTCATGAAAATCAACTCTTCTGTTTCTCAATATTCCTTTTGCATAAGCAATTTTTTGCAGGTGTTTTGGTTGGGAAAGCATGTTGGCTATTGGCCCTATCTTGCGAAAACATTCCCAAAAATCATTGTCGTCGCTATATTGTTGAAAGGCTTTTTCGGTAGCAGAAATCGCTATCGCAAACCCGAATTTCTTTATAACTTTTTTTAAATTTTCCAGTGATTCGTCAATCACACGACTGCCAGTAATTTTTGATATTAAGTCATTTACTGCCTGTGTTTCGTGATTTTTTAATTCATCTAAACCGGTTCGCCATTCAAGGATCATTTCCAATTGTTGGCGGCGAATATTTAATTCTTCAATCTGCATTCTTTGTTTTTCCACAATAGATTTATCCGAAATTTCCCTATTGGATTTTCCTCTATTGCAATCGAAGCAACTCGTGATAAGATTCATAATATCATCTTTTCCACCTTTTGAAACGGCGGTAATATGATCAATCTCAAGTATTCTATCGGGCGCTTTAGCTCCACAATACTGGCAGGTAAAATTGTCTCTCTTAAAGACTTCGAACCGGATTTTTTTAGATAATGACTTTCTTTGGGTCATGTTGTGATTAGTTTAAAATTTATTTTTCGGAAAAAGCATTTATAGGTAGATGGTTAAATATCATTTTGCAGCGGCCACCTCCTTTCTGTTTAATGAATGCAATACCATATCGCAGATGGTTTCTGTAGCTGCTTTGATGCCTTGATCTTTTGGTGCACCTTCCAATTCGGCACCGGTTAAAGCATAATCAATAGTATCGTAGATAGCTTGGTATAGTTCGGTCTGGTCTTCTAATTGAGGCGATTCAACTTCAATTTTTGCATTGCTCAGACCCAGCATTATTTCTTTGATCTGTGAGATTGGAAGACCAATAAAAAAGTGAAAAAGGGACCAGAGTTCAGCGGCATATTCCTCAATGAAATCGATATCCTGAAAGCTGATCATCACCTTTTCATTGCGCTTTAAATTAGCCTGGATATCCTTAGCATCGCTTGCTATTCGCTTTGCGAATTGATTAACCAAAGGGTTTTTAAAATAAGCGTCGACAGTATCGGTAAGATGCTCGATCTTGATCATTTCAGCCATGATCGCCATAAACTGGACGGATTTATAAATCCTAGCCTTTTTTTCGTCTGTCATTGTTGGGACTATGCGGTTCATGTTAAATAATCTAAAACTGGTATGTTGGTGGCAGACTTTCGAACCGATCGAAAGTCTGCCGTTTGTACTTTGCTTTAATGGCTTCGATATCAGATCCCGGTTTTACATAGACCGTTGTTTTTTGATCAATTTTCACCGGTATTAATTCCTGCAGGTTTATCTTGCGTGTTGGCAATGGCTTTTCTCTTGAATTTGCCTTTTTGCCTACTGTATAGTCAATTTCTGCAGGAGAGCCCTTTTCTGCTTCGTACTGCTTAATTTTTCGGGCCTTGGCAATTTCCCTCACCCGTTTACTGATTTCTCGCTCTTGCTTATCATTAGCAGCCTGGATAGCTTTCTCTTTCTTCTTTTTAGCCTTATCCCTCACCTTTTTAGGCACATATTCGCCATCATTTTGCTTGGCCATAATAGCCTGCAATTTTTGCTGAAGGAGATCCTGGTTAAAATGCATTGGTCGTTATGATTTTTTAACCACTACTTTTCTTGCTTCCCGGATCATGTCAATCTCTACCCGTGCCAGATTAACTAATTCGCGGACATTATCACGTACTTCCTTGGCCTGAGGTACATAGTTTGGATTATCTTGCACCTTTTGAATATTATTCATCAGGATTTCTGATAATTGCGAAGCAGTCTGACCAATAATAGTCTTGTAGGGTAAATCGGTCTGCCCCATTGCCTGTAAGCCGGAACCTTGTTCCATTACAGCTAATTCATTATTTTGATTTTCCATTTTGTTCTTTAATTACTCTGCTTAATAATAATTCTCGCCTTTTCAGATCTAATAGTTCTGGCATTTTTTTGAGCGATTCCCGCAGATCAGGACGCCCATGGGTAAGCATACCGGCTATGTAATTATCTGATAGACCTTGGCTTGATTTGATACTGTTTCGTCTCGAAAGCTCTTCGTTTGTAAGAGCCTCCAGTACTTCAATACCCTGCGGATAACTATAAGGATCGTCATTTTTGAAGATGATGTTAATACCAGGACCGACGGGCCCATGTTCTTTTTCCCAAGTGTAACGCGCCCAGTGAACGAAGCGATTATTGATTTTGATATATGGCACATACCGGCCGCTCGAAGTTCGCCACATGCGCACGTCACCTTCTTGAAAAGTGCCTTGTATCAACCAGCGATTAACCGGGCAGTTAGCAAACCTTCCATTCTCAACATTCCGATCGTGAATAGCAGCTATCTGCTCTTTGGTCCTTTTTAATTTAAGATATAACCGCTTTTTTTCAATATGCTTAAATGTCCAACTTTTTTTCTTTTGCCATTTTGAATTGAATATTTCGGCCAATTCTTTGTCACCTATCGTCTGGTAATTGTCTTTCAAAAATTGAACTTGTTCATCAGTCCAATATTCAAGCTCCATGCGATATAGACCCATGCCATGGCATTTAACCCGGATATAATGAAGACTAAATCCTAATAATTTCGCTAACTCCTTATTGGTGTAGGTATTAAAGTTTTCACGGATAAATGCCTCGTGATCTGCCAAATACTCTATTTTAGAAAGGCTTCGGCGTCCGGTTTCTTTTGTTTTAACCAATCCAAGGCGCCCAGCGCGATATTGCAGTTCCTTCACTTTCCAGCCGGTCATTTTCTCCAGTTCGTGATTAGTATGGTATGGGTACAACTCTTTAAGCATGGCGTACATTGATGGTGTCCAACTATCTTGTCTAGGCATTTTTAACCTCCTTTATCGATCTGCTTAATAAAATCTCCTGTCTTTTAAGCTCGATTAGTTCCGGGTATTTCATTATTTCCCGTTGCAAATCTTTGTCACGCCATGCGATTAAACTGGCTACATAACTATCATGCAGGTTTTTGGAACTGGAATTCCTGATAATAGTGTATGACCTGCCGCCGGGTTGTACATGAGCCCATATTATCTTTTCAATCTCTGCTTTGGTGCGATGAAGCCCCAGTAGATATCTTTTTTTATTAATATGTTTTTTCGTCCAAAGTCTTTTCCGCGGCCAGTTTTTTTGCAGGTTCTCAGCTAATTCAACGTCGCCCATGGTGCGATAATTAGCCACCAGGTAAGCAGTTTGTTCGTCGTTCCAAGGCATATCCGGATCAAACTTTTTTAACCCTAATTCCCGGGCTTTATTCCTGACAACCGTAAGGCGCAAACCAAGAGCTTCAGCAAGTTCTTGATTGGTTTTTTGAAAGAAATTTGCCTTTAAAAAAGTTATTCTTTCTTCTGTCCAATCAGTAACATTGGCCATTTTTGCCTTGCAATCCCGGGTCTTTTTTAGACCCAACCGCTTGCAAGCATATTTAATATTGCTTGTTGTCCAGCCTGTCTGTTCCATGATCACCTGGTTAGGAGTATCAGGATAAAGGCTAATCAGCAGCGCATCCATTTCAGGCGTAAATATGATAGGCGATCTTCTCACAGTTAAGCTTGTTCTTCTGTTAAATTGTTTTCAAAATCTTTTATCTTTTGATCAAGCTTAGCTTCTCTGCGCTCACGTATACCGGCCTGATCGGCGGCGATTTTCTGATATTCCGCTAAGGCCCAATCTTTGGTTAAAGCTTCCGTTACAGCCCCGCTAAGTGAATTAGGAAATATGCTGTTGAAACTGTGGAATACTGCATTGCGGATGATGTAAGCTTTGAGGTAATCAGGTGCTTTCATTAATGCTTCAAAGTCTTCGAATTCATCCTGATAACTATGCTTTAAATCAAGCTTTTTGCGAATCAATTGGCGTGCTTCATACCCTGCTTTTGACCATGCCAGACAAAGCAAAGCGTTGTTTTCTACAGCCGTTAATTTGTCCAGATTCTCGTCCGGTTCTTTGACGAATGATAATTCCTTCAAATGTTCTACCTGGCGCTTCATTATTTTTTCAGCATCCAGCTCACGACCACGCTTGCGTTTTTGCTTAACATCGTCGATGAAAGTTTTTCTGGCGAGATCTGCCTTGTTCTCTACAACTTCAGCTGCAGTTTTTACTACGATATTATGATACCGACCAGAATCAATAAAGAAAGCTTTGACACTTTTTGCTTTATTGGAATTATATTCTTCGAGGGCAGCCTTTTTTCTGGCCTCAAAATTTTCGTCGGATTCGCCGTGCCATTGATTAAAATCTGGTTTTTGAACCCTAGAAAAGCTATTCCATCCTTTAAGGACCGTAAACCCATCTTTTTCAAGCTTTTTTTGTAAAGCATCCGCATTGCCATATCCGTCATTTACTAAAATGACCTTTGGATCTTCGAGAGCTTTTTGAAGCCTGATTTCAAAATCAGCGTTTGATTTCGCTTCAAAACAGAACCGGTTATGACAAAGTGCCTGATCAGCAGTATCAGGGAATAAAGAATTGTTGTAAGCAGAATTTTGTGGACAAACCGTACAACGTGAGCAAATAAATTGCTTGCCTTCAAAGTGAGCATCGGTATTAAATGGCGCATCTTTTAGTTTACGCTCAGTGTTGCTGCTTAGCCAGCTCTTAAGTTCTTTTAATGTGCCGGCGCCGCCGCCGTATCGGTAAGAATATCTGTCGGTAAACCATAGGTTTTGGCTTTGTTCATCAATTCTGCTGAGCAGCTCGGCATGCCCGATATGTAAATCGTTGGTTTTAAAGATTTCTTTCAGCTCAGGCACTAATTTAGAAAGCTGCAGCCGGCGAATTACAAAAGCATCATTTTTACCAACCTTGGCAGCGATATCGGGTACCTGGTAATTCATTTTTGCAATCATAAATTCAAAAGCATCTGCTTCTTCCAGCGGATGAACATCCTTACGTTGCAGGTTTTCGGTAATCATTACCTCTAATGCTTCTTGGTCAGAAAGTTCCCGTATGCTGGCCGGAATGCTGGTTAAACCTGCTTTTTCAGCTCCATGGTATCGCCGCTCGCCGCACACCATTTCATATTTTGCCTGATGGGGATTAGATTTGTTCGGCTCCAACGGTCTAATCGTAACCGGTTGAATTACCCCAAGTTTTTTTATTGATTCAGCAAGCTCGTTCAATTCAGCTTCATTGATTGTCTTGCGTGGATTTAAAATGCTAAGGCATATATCTGAAAGCTGAACAAATTGCAAAGATGGCGCCTCTTTCGGTGGGACGTCTGTCAGTAACGCATCGATGCTTTTTCCGTTTTTGTTTTTTACTACTGTCATATGATATTATTAAAATTGTTCTACTTACTTTCTATTTAGATCCAGGTATACTTTTATATTTTCATTGATCGGGACCAGAGTGACCGAAACCGGCGACCGGTATATTTCATAATGCCCGCAATCACATATCAGCATATCATTAAGTCTGTACATCGTCCGGAAATAGCATTTTGGACAATCGTATTTTGTTTGTTTAAAAAGATGATCTAACATTCAGGGAAACCCTTCCATTCTTTTCCATCCAGCAATGCCCCGGTTTTTTTGTTGCCAAGATTATACATTAGCTTCCCACCCGGAAATAAATGGCGCCTTTCAATACCAATGCCTTTTCCTTCATCCAAATCCGATTCGTGCCAGTTACCCCATTGTTTAAAGAAAAATGGAATCCGGGCAACTTTACATTCATCGCGTAAAGACCGCGCCCAATCCGGATGCATGGGGCGCGCACCTGGGCCGCTTTCGCCTCCGCAGATTACCCAATTAATTCCAGGAACAGTTCCCTGATATGGAGTCAAACATACAGGACATGAGACACCACCTCCTTCAACAGGTACAGACGCACTTCCATCGCAATTATGGCATTTTACCCAAATTGCAGATAAATCAACAGGCCCCAATAATGGCTCGCAACTTAAAAACCTTACTCGTGCAGGCACATTAAGCAGCTCAGGAATGCGATTTTCTGCGGCGTCCTGATTCTCAACGGATGTGCCAATCCAAACGTTATTAGGCAGAGAACTGGCCCAATGCAACGGAATAAATTTCATTATGTTTTCAGGACGTTTTGTGAGCAGCTGCCAAATTAAATTGGGGGTGTTTTCGATAATATTAAACAATCTTCTCCTGCCATAAACAACCACCAAATCGTCATTATCTTCAAATACGTCGGCCATACTTGCACAAAATACTTTCGCTTTAATCCCGGATTTAAAAGCCTTTTCATCCCAAATAAATGGCTGCATCCAATGTTTGTCGCTCATTTGTTTGCGCGCCGAATTCGGGCCCCAATGTGGATCGGCATGATGATAACGGTTATCTAATGTCTCAGCATAGCAATTTTTACAACCTTCGCTGACTTTCATGCAACCCCACCAAGGGTTAAAAGTATGATCAGTCCATTCAATCCTAGAATTTTCCATTATGCAGCTTTAGGTTTAGCGATAAAATATTCCTTGAACCTTTTTCCATTATCGGCCGTGGTCCAAACTGATTCGATATGAATACCAGGCTCTCTTCTCAATATCGAGATATAATGCCTTAATTCCTGAGTGCCGACCGAATGTAAAACGCTTTGAACGCTTATGCGCCAGCCGCGCTCCAATTGATCCTTAATTGCTGCAAGATTGCTTCCGTGGTTTTGCTGAGTTTCCATGATTATGAAATTGATTCTTTATAGCATATTATTGGTTAAATAAATTCATTATTCCGTCGATGATATTGGTCTCAACCTGATCATCATTGCCAGTAACTGTATTGCCCATTGCTCGCTTGGTTTCTATCAATTCATAGTTCCAGGTATCGATAGTGTCTTTGGCAAGAAAGTAATAGCACATTACGTTTTTATGTTGGCCACTGCGGTAAAGTCTATCCTCTGCCTGATCCATAACCGCCGAGTGCCATCCAAATTCAATAAAGCAGCTTACGTTTGCGACATTTTGCAATCCATCGACACCGGTTCCAGCTGCTTTTAAATTACATGCAATCACCTTTATTTTAGAATCGCTTTGAAACTGGTCAATTGAATTTTGCTTTTGAATCGAATTTTCTTTTCCAGTAATTCTAACAGATTTCGGAAAACGTTCCTGAACTTTTTGGATTACATCATTCAAGTTAGCAAATACAACAACCTTTTGACCTTGGCTTACCTGATCTTCTATAAAATCGAAAGCATCTTTTAGTTTACCTCGGGCTGCTATGTTCTTTAGTAAACCTATTCTAACCATCACAGCGCCTTTCATTGATTTTTGAACATCTTCGTCAGTCGCTTCTTTGTACTGCTTCATGTACGATTTCATATCACTTACAGCATGGTTGTATTCCTTTCTGGCAGCGGATGACAAATCACACATTACAATTTGGCGGGACTTGTCCGGCAAATACTTTTTTATTTCAGGATCTGTTTTGTTTCTGCGATAGTAACAAATATCATTAAGTAAAACATTAAGTTCCCTCAAATTACTTGCATTTTTAGGACCAGAGCAAAACCTGGTCTTAAAGTAGTTGTACCCTCCGAAATCATTTAACCGGTTGATCAACATCAGCTGGGAAGCGACGTCCAAAGGCGAATTAACAAACATGGTACCGGTAAGCCCCATTACGACTTTCTTTTCTTTGGTTATCGCCCGGGTAAACTTAAACGACTGAGTTTTGGGGTCCTTTAATTTATGAATTTCATCGATAATAATACCGTTAAACACATCGGTAAATTTCTTTTTTAAATTCACATCGGCCACCTTGAAGCGCTTACCATCAGGAACGGCATTGATGCTTTCTACAAAATACTTTTTCAAACTCTCGTAGTTAACAATAAACACCTGGGCCCACCCTACCCGGTAATACTCCGTAAAATTATGTTTGATCGAATCCTCCAGCACAATAGCCTTTACGTCGCTAAATTTTTGCCACTCCCTCCGCCAGTTTTCCTTTACTCCAGAGGGACATACTATCAAACATGGGAAAGCTTTCAAAGCAATTATCGTTGCAATTGCCTGAAAGGTTTTGCCCAAGCCCATGTCGTCTCCGTTAATGAAGCTTCCTTCCTTTTCGATTCCGTAGGCCACTCCTTGAGCCTGGTATGGGCGAAGGTCTTTTTTTAAAGGAAGCTTTATTGTTAGCTGAGGTAATGGTTTTATAACAGCTGGTATTTTTGTACCGATCATTATTTTAATTTAAGATGTATCAAAAACTATTCGTTGTCCAATTCTTCGTCGGTGCCGTCAAACATGCTGAGCTGGGCATCCGGAGCGATTTTGCCATCGAGATAAAATTCAACCTCGTCGCAAATAACGTCGATTACGTGCTTTAATTCGATGACGTAGTTGTATGGATCAGATTCGTCTTCCCATTTAATAAATGGGGTATTAAAGTTGATCATTTTGCCTCCAGAAAGCTTTTTAAAGCCTGAAAGAGTTACCCCTTCTGAATCGCCACTGCCGCCGATACTAAAGCTCCGGACGCCGATTTGCTCAATTGATTGCAAATCGTTTTCCAGATCATGAAGACTCATGTCATCAGCTTCTTTTAAATCGCAAAGAATAGCGAAATGCGGGTGAGTCAATTTAAAGGCATTGATAAGATCTTCGTGGGCGATATTGCGTCCTTTGTAAGATTGCTCACCGGTGAGCTCAACGGTTTTCCCTTCTTTTTCAAAAGTGATGGTTGGTTCAAAATCGACTTCAACAGTTGAGGTTTTAGTGATTTTAGCGCGGGTAATTTTCCGGCTTACTTGGGTTTCTGTTTGTACTGCTACTGACATTTTATGTGAATTTTATGATGTTGTTTTCTTTTACTATTATGGCCTTAAATGGAAATTCAGGCACCTGCTTTATTTGTTCAATTAACCTGCTGAAACTTCCAAAGCATACATAACGTGATTCTTGTATAGAAAACTGAAGATGAAGACATAAACCCTTTCCTTCGTATTTACTATCTGTAATTTTGTATGCTTCGACCGTAATCTCTCGGTTAAGTATTTTATCAATTTTTATTTTATCGCCTACCAGGTAGTCCTGTTTAAGTTCGATATTGAATTCGTTGAAATTTTTCATTAAATAGTTTTTTGATAAGGTGACTACTATCACAGTGCTTTGCCCAGCCCAGGTAAGCAGCTATCGAAGCGCGCGGTGCATTAGCTGCAACCTTACGTGCAAAATTCTTTTTGATGCTTTTTCTTAAAAGAGTGTGGGTATGGTACATACGGTATCCGACAAAATCAATACCGCGCGATGCCACTGGGAAAACCTGATAGTTGCCTTTAACAGTTAATTTTAAATTGTTTGTTAGGTAGCTGCGGATATCTTCAAGCAGCTGGTGAAGGTATTGCTTGCTTGGTGCCAGGATTACTAAATCATCAGCATAGCGGAAATAGTATTTTACGCTTTTATCCTCTTTGATCCAGTGATCAAAATAAGTAAGGTAAAAATTTGCAAAGTACTGGCTTAAATAATTACCAATCGGGATGCCTAGGGCGCTTTCAATAATCTCGTCCAAAAACCAAAGCAGATCCTGGTCCTTTATTTTTCTTCGCAGCAGCTGCTTTAGTATCGCATGATCAACGCTCGGGTAAAACTTTTTGATGTCAAGTTTTAAGCAATAGATAGTACCAGATACATCTTTTAAAGCTTTCTCAACAGCCTTCTTTGCAGCGTGGATTCCGCGGCCTTTGATGCAGCTAAAAGTATCGGCAGTAAATGTGGATACAAAAACCGGTTCCAAAATATTCATAGCAGCATGGTGAGCAATACGATCGGGGAAATAAGGAAGTCCGTAAACGTCGCGCTCTTTCGGCTCATAAACCTTAAACATCTTATAGGTTGATGTTTTATAGGTTTTATCCTTTAACATTTGGTGTAAGGCAATGATATTACCCTCGCGGTTTTTATCATGTAATTTAACCCCATATTGATGCAGCTTTCCTTTGCGGGCGATATCATCGGCCAACATTAGGTTTTCGATGCTGTAGACCTGAGAGTATAAGTTATTTAATCTTTTCATTGCCTTTGTGTTATTAGGTCGTGTTCCCCACTAAATAGCGGGTACCAACGCCCTTTTTAAACCTGTAATTTTTTGCCATGCTGGCAGGGTTTGCCCCGGGTAATATTTTACAATTGCGGGACCCGACGTGCGAATTCGAGTTATCGTAATCGTAGTCGTTGTACGAAAGACTGAGACCTGAACCATCCGCCAGCTTTCCCGAAGCACAACCTTATCTTTTATGCTTTGATCAAAAACAGATCAGCATACAACCCGGTAAATTGCTTGCCGGCATATCGGGCGAGGTCCGAGGATGCGAACGAAAGGCGGGACCCGACGCGCGAAGTCGAGCGAACGCAACCGAAGCCGTGGTACGAAAGACCGAGACCCGAACCATTATCATCTTCCATATCGAACCATGGATAATATTTGTATTCACGGTTATTTTTCCAGTCAGGTGTCCAGCCCTCGTTAAGCGCCTCGGCGATAACAGAAAGCTTGTACTGGGCGATTTGAGCGGCCTGATCTTTCTCTCTTAATTTTGATACATCAGGTAATGCTGCAGGATCCAATCCTAATGCCTGGCAGGCATCTTCAAATGATTTTATTTTGTCTGTGATATTGCTCATGGCTAATTTTTTAAATTGTTGCTGTATTCGTTGTAGATATCGATAAACTCCCGGCCAACATACTCAGCGAGTTCGCTGGACCGTAAAACAAGGCGGGACCCGACGCGCGAACACGAGTCAGCGCAATCGCAGCCGTAGTACGAAAGACCGAGACCCGAAGAGTTAGCCTTAAACCAAGGGTAATATTTAGCCTCTTGGGTATTGCGGTAATCAGGCACCCAACCCTCGTTAAGTGCCTCAATGATCGTGGCCAGTTTAACGTAGGCGTTTACGCTGATCTTAAAGTCATCGTCGGTAGATGATGGATAAGGCAATAATTCCTCAGGGTCAACGCCAAGCTCAGCGCAGGCGTCCGAAAATGATTTAATGCGGTCGGTAATTTTGCCGCTAAATACGTCCTGTCCCAGCAAATCGGTTAACAGGGCTTTACCCTTGGCATCGGCATTTTTAAAGGCTGTCAGGGCATTTTTTTTGTTGATAGTGATTTCACTCATATTGTTTTACGTTAATTTTTTAAGATAAATCAGGTTTTGTTGGAGCATTCGAGCTGTGTAATTCTGATGGCACTAAACCATCAATTAAGATCTCGGCCGCTTCATCGCCATTTTGCCGGCATAATCTGCTTATTTCGTCTATGCATTCATTGTGAGGTTTATTTCGTGCTTTAACAAAAGCGGCAATTCTGGATGCGCGAAATCGGGTTAAAGCAAGTATGTATTCGTTTTGCTCCTTTATTGTACCCGAAGGATTTAAAAACTCGCTCATGATCAGAAAGGTATTTTGTTAAATGGTATAGTCATGTTTTTCTCAGCGATGTGGACGTTCTTTAACGTCAGCTGCTCAACCTCTTTTTTAAAAGCAGCTGCATCACTATTGCTATCCGATAAATGGATCAGCACAATGTTATTTACCGCCCTCAGATCATTTGCGTCCAGAAATTCCATACAGGTATCCAGGTTCATATGCGATTGCAATACACGGTTTCGCAGAAACTCTGGTGATTCGCCATTACGGACCTTTTTGTCCAAAATCGCCTGGCTGTAGTTTGCTTCGATTAAAATGTTGTTCAAACCTGGAAAGGTAAATGGGCAATAGTAGCTGTCTGTTATAAACACTATTCTGCCGCATTCTTCGTGTTCAATTAAAAAGTTAAATGGCTCCCGGCAATCATGCACTGCTTCAAACGGTTTAACTTTAAAACTGCCTATCTTTACCTGCTTTTCACATTCCAGGGCGTGAATCCTGTGGCTGGTTACTCCCATACCTTCAATTGTTCCTGCAGATGCGTAAACATTCATTCCGCATGCAATCACATCCTTCACCGCCGAGCAATGGTCCTTATGCTCATGTGACACCAGCACGCCAACCGCTTGGCTGAGGTCGAAATTAAGGGCCTGCTTAATCTGCTGTATTTTCACGCCGCACTCAATGATTAGGACTTCGTTTGCAGCTACAAGCAAATAGCAATTGCCGGCGGATGAAGAGGATATGATCTTTAGTATCATTAAAATTGTATTTGTGGTTGTATGGGTTTGCTATTTGAGTTTTCAGGAACGGATGAACCAGGCTGCTTTTCCTCCGATGCCTCTGGTTTTTTCGGTTCACCCTCGGTCAGCTTTTTATCTTCTACCACATTAGCATCTTCGAATGTCAATTCAGACCGGTTTGCATTTGCAGCTATTTCGCCCTTCACACGATCGGCAACATTATCGCGTACATCCGCTTCCAGCGTGCGCAGGAAGTGCTCGTCTATTTTCTCACTGTCTATAGTGATATCATTATATGCTGCACGATAAATAGTTTTCCAACACATTTCATCGAACCACCCTTCGACTGTTTCCTTACCGTTCTTTCTGCCATTTTCCCATTTATCCTTTTCGCCTCCCCAAAACTCGGCTGAAGCATAAGCCGGTTTCCTTTTTTCGATATCGGCAAGCGAAAAGGTGCGCAGCTTATTCTTTTCCGGATGATCAGTAAAAGAGTGATAATAAAACCCGCCTCTGATGGCCCCACGGTTAAAGTCATCCGTAACGTTAAAAGTGTAGGATTCAATAGGGTTATTTTTATCCTTTTTGATAGATTTGAATTCATCGTTGGAATAAACTAACTCTACCACCACATCATCAGGCATTTCGAGACCGTATTTTTTCGCTTTAATTTCGATACCACGATATCCCATCATGAAGGTGATATCGTATTTATTGGATGACGTATTTTTGTAGGGGATCAGGTTGATCTGGTTAGCTTGGATAGGATCAAGACCCACCGAAGAGAACGAAACCACATCAACCGCCAGTTTTTGCATGTTAACGTTTTCCCAGGTGAAAGCAAGCAAATCTCGTTTATCCTCGGCTTTAGCCATCCTTTTGCGCTCGTTTTCCTTAAGCGTTGCATCCAGTTTGATGAAATAATTCTGTATCAGCTTCCTTTGGAAATTGGTCAGCGATACGGCCCCTGCGTTGGCTCCAAACTCATTCATCACCATTTGGGTGAAACGTTCGCTTTGCGACGCTTTAGGAGTTTGCGGAGCAGGTAGATTATTTGTTTTTTCTTTATCTGTTGACATTATAATAATTTTTGAATTGAGTTAATAATTAGGCTACAGCTAATTGTTCTGAACCTGTTACTATCCTGATCTGCTTATCTTCGGGAGATACAACCAGGTTAATTACCTGTGCATCGGTTTCAGGAATATTGCTAACGCTTTCGCGGTTATCTAAAAATATTGGTGCTGATATACCAAAGAAATCGCTGAGAGTGTTGATGATCCGGATACCGGCCCATATTCTGCCAGCGGTGTTCAGATCGGAAAAAGGCACACCTTTGTACATTGTTTCGCATGTTGGCGTTTCGCCTCCATTTACCTGGCGATCAAAAAGCTTAAAGGTTACATCCTTAAATTTACCGTTTACCCTTTCTTCCAAAATATCCATTTTCGCACGATCAAAACTATCGATCAAAAACTCGGTGCGCTCAAGATTTGCCAGCTCCTGTGAAAGTGTTTTTTCTTCGGCTTTCAGCTGCTCGATGCGTTCATCAGCACGCTTGTTTTGTTCTCTGCTGTTAAGCTGCTTTTTGAGCAAATCAAGCTCTGCATTCACCTGATTTTTTTGCAGGGTGAATACTGAATGATCAGGACGCTGTATCTGTGGCGCGGATCCATTAAGCTTAGCAAGACTCGAGGTAACCTGAATGTAATCATCATTAGCTGCCAGTATATCATCAAGCGATTGAGCATTGGATGGATTGATTGAACCGGCATCGAACGATTTTAATTCGCTTTCGGCAGATTCTCTTGCTAAAATGTGCTGCTGCAGGCGCTCCTCAATGTCGGCCAAATCAGCATCAATCTGTTTGATCCGGGCTGATTTAGCCCGGCCATCCTCATTGATCTTATTCAGCTGCCTGGCTTTGTCGTTATTGAAGTTGGCAGTAAGCGTGGCTTTTTTACTTTCGATATCGCCTTCTTCAAAAGCACGTTTGCAGGCTGGGCAATGAAAGGCGCCTTCATCAAATTTAATTTCAGACTCATTCACGCTTGCCCATTTTTCACGCAGCTGCTGTATTTCATTATCAAGACTGTCCCGGTTGCTTTTTAGACTTTTAATAGTGTTTTGAGCATTATCTATTGCCCGTTGCGCTTCTGTCACTTTATTGGATAACTCATTCAAGCGCATCCTGGCACCACTCTTTTCATTTTCGATCTTCATCGATACTTCGTTGGTGATAGCTATTTTACGGGCTGCAAGCAAATGAATTTCTTGTTGGTGCTTATTGTAAGCTTCGTGCTGAGCCTCAACGGCTTTATTGGCGTCGGTAATCGCAGCATCTATTTTTTCAATCTCGGCCTTTTTAGCTTCAATTGCTGTTGCAATCGCGGACCAATCAAGTTCATCCGATTTGCTGCGCGAAGCCTCGTCGATTCGGGCTGGAATCATTTCCAAATCAGCCTTTAACTTTTTCTTTTGCTCGCCGATCATCTTCTTATAATCGAGCGTAGTTTTAACGATCTTAAGCTTTTCGATCATAGCAGCAACAGCGCTACGGTTACTGTCTGTCGTGATGGTAGCAAATATTTCTTCATCACTTATTTTGCCGGCTATGGTAAGAAGAATGTCCCGGCGATTGCGCCATCCCCAATTGGTGGTATTGCTGTTAAAATAAAGGGGGTTGGTGATCATCTTCAAAACGTTCTCGTCAAAGAGCCCGTTGAGTTTGGCCTGATAATCATATTGCTGTACCGGCACTTCGTTGAAGTAATAAATGGTTTCATTACCGGTGTACTCGCTGAGCTCACTGCCGCGCTTCTTCTGCCATTTTTCGCGGTAAACCTTACGAAGGGTAACGTCGGTACCATTGGCAGTAATAATGGCCGTTACTTCATGATCAGCACGGTTAAGCGAAGTGTCGACCGTGTTTTTAATATTGAAGTCTTTCTGATCATTGCTGTTTTTACCGGTAAGCAACCAGTGCCAGGCATCGGAAATTGTTGTTTTGCCAACTTCATTGGCGGCAAAAATATTAGTGTTACAAGGGTCAAAGTTTATAGTTAGTTCTTTTATCCCTTTGAAGTTATTTATGATAAGTGTATTTAGTAAAATTTTCATTGCCTTATTTTTTTAATGCTTTAACCTTTGATGAATTATTGATCAGCCTTTTGGCTTCATCAATTTGGGCCTGACCGGTATGGACCATAAGCTCCAGTTCTCGGCGGATATATACCGCCCAGGAATTGAAGTTTTTGACATGCTCGGCCGCGGTAACTGTAGTATGCCTTTTATATCCCTGAGGAAATACTGTAGTTTGACAACTACGAACCCGAAGGCCTTTACCTGGGTACCACACTACTACCCTATTGTTGTGGTTTTTCATTTGGTACCTCCTCGTTAAGTTTTAAAACAGATTTGTTGGCCGAGATATACTCCCTGATCATCCCTTTTAGATCTTCGGGAATCTTTGGATCAGGAATTAATGAAAGCAAAAGATGATTCGTTTTCATCAAAGCATTTACCAAAGGGGTCTGATTCCGCTCAATCCGATCAATGGTAAAATCAACTATTACTTGTTCCATTTTACGCGGATCATTTAGATCATCAGAAATCCATTGATTGTATGTTCTGGTCCAATCGGTACCAAGCTGCGCTTTTAATAAACTCATTTCGATATCTCCTTTCCAGAAGCCAGGTAGGCAGCACAAATAGCATTGAGATTGGTATCGATGTACTCAGATAGATTAATGTCGATCTCATTTGTTTTGGGAAGAACTTCGAAATATTCGCAAACAAAAATTTCGAAGTTTAAAAGGGAAATCCTCACATCATTTTGAGAAAGATCTTGCAGGTAATATACCTGAACAAATGTGGGATATGCTACTGCCTGAATAATGGTTATTCTGGGCTTTGAGGCTATAGCTTTTTCGAATGCCTCGTTAGCTCTTTTCAATTTGTTGGTATTGAAAAAGCCATTTTGATTTACTAACTTTGTCCTAATCATTGATAAAAAAATTTAAAATTGTTACTACTTAGAAGCCGGCGCCAACCGGCTTTTTTATTTTGATAAAGAACGATTCCGGACCTTCCGGTTATGATCTTTTATAATCTGCTCTCTTAAACCAGCCAAAAAAACGGGATCCTTATCCATCGATAGCTTTTTAGTTTTAGCGATGGTTTGTGAACTTTCATTTTTATAGGCTATTCTGAGCGCCATTTTTACAATCCAATTATTTTATATTCGGGCAACCACCCTGGTATATCCCGCTGCATTTCCAAAACAAACTCAGCAAGGTTTATCACAGCTTGCCAGTAACCGTTGATGCTCTCTTCCTCAGCCTGAGTGCGGCCCTGCATTTTAGGTGCATTAGGGTTTCTGAAAAGCCATACCCCTTTTTCAGGATCATGATGATCAATGATTGCAAGCTCTGCCATGGTTATGCTTATTTAACAATATCACTAAGTCTCCAAACACGGGTTTCTTTTGGTTCTTCGCGGCTGGTTTTGATTATAAATTGCTTATTTGTTGCAGCGTGCATTCTGGTAATATTCGTTGACCAGCTATCTCTTTTTTCCTTTGAGATCAATATGCTGCCGCCAACTTCGAGTTCATCAAGTAATTGTTTATAGGTTTTCGGCATTTCTATTGCTTCCATAATGTTTATTTTTATTTAGATTTGTTTGTAAAGACATACAAATATAAACAGATTTTGTTAATTCCAAAATTTTTTAACAAAAATTGTTTATTATTTATCAACACTACTAAATAATAAACAAAAACAGTGAAAGCAACAGATAAAGAAAGATTTATAAAAATGGTTGAAGCTCTTTTGAAAAGCGATAGTCAGCTTACTAGCGGAAAAATTGCAGAAAGAATGGGAGTTAGTGCTGCTTTATTTTCAAATCATCTGAATCCAAAACGCCCAATTCCTGAAAAGTTTATTGAGGATTTTATTTCCGAATTTTCCTTAAACAGGGAATTTTTTGATACAGGTATTGGAAACCCGTTAACAAATTCTGTTTTGAATGATGTGACAACTCCATATATAAAAAGGTCAGATATTGTTGTTAACCATAAAACAAACCGTCGGAAAGAAGGAACATTGATTCCATTTTATAATGCAGATTTTATGGCTGGAGTAGCAGAGAGCTATTATGAAGATGAAACCATTTACCCTGAATATTTTATGGACGTGCCGGAATTTTACGGGTGTACGGCTTTTAGGGCCTACAGCGATAGCATGGAAAGCAAAATCAGGTCAGGCAATATTCTTTTCGGCTCAAAGGTGGAAGACTGGAAAAGCCATTTGGAGTTTGGGCAGATTTATGGGATTACCTGCACAGATGGGCGACGGTATCTAAAATACATTCGTCGAAACATAATGGATGATCATTACTTCTTATTAAAAAGTGAAAATTCTAATTATGACGATTTTACCATTCCAAAAGAGAAAATTAATAACATATGGTTAATTGAGGGGTGGTTTATAAAGAACTCTTAACATTTAAAATTATGATGGATACACCAAAACTGACACCGGAAGCTAAGCGCCTGCGGATAGTATATGAAGAATGTAAAGCAGCCGGCCTGGTTAGAAATTCCTCTGAGTTTGCCGAAGTGTTAGGAATTGATCAGGGCAGTTATTCAAAAATGAGTAATGGCATTTATCCGGTTAATTTTTTAGTGGTAAAAAATATATGCTATAAACTTGGGTACTCCCCTGCTTGGTTTATTAATGGAGAGGGTCGTCGCAAAACAGACAAGGAAGACGTAAAGCTAGTCACCGAAGTATCAATGCTCCGATCGGAAATTGATATTATTAAAAATCTGTATTTAAAATTACAGGCTCGTATGGCTGGTTACGAAAAAGAATCAATTTAAAAAACCACAAAAACTACACGAACATTTTTATAAAAAAATGCCTATAATTGCAACGCAAAATAGAAGCATAAACGCGATTGTTGATGATATTTTGTGCCTGAATTCGAGTTCGAGTCTCTCTTCGGGCACCATCACAGATGTACTGGAAGGCGTTTTTTCGCCTTCCACAAACATTTCACAAACATTTTCGAATACTGCAGCTGCTTTGAATTACCGACCTTGTAAGCTTTATATGGGTTGCTCCAAAAAAGCAAACAAACCTGATCTTTCCCGGCAATGGTTTGTTTATTATTCTTACCGAAATCCGAACACAGGTAAGATGGAGCGCCAGCCGCCGATCTACCGAGACATCAATACTTTTGACACAATTGCTGAGCGCAAAGAATATGGCAAAGCACTAATCAATATATACAACGAATTATTACGTGCAGGCCTTTCGCCTTTTGAAGAGTTTGTTAGTAAAGAAAACGGGTACCTAAATAAAAACATTATCAGCTGCTCTGAGCTGTACCTTTCGGAAAAAAAGAAATCACTGGCGCCAAAATCCTTTGCATCATACAAACAGCATGTAGATTGGTTTATTGACTGGATCAAAGAAAATCGATTATCCCATTTAAACATCGATCAAATTAAACGGCACCAGGTAATGCAATTTTTATCTGATTACCGTGAAAAATCTGAAACAGCAGCTGCTGCAGCGCGGCCTTCCGAAAAACGCAAGCCTGCCAGCAACCGTCAAATCAATAATATCAAAGACAACATCATCACTTTCTTCAATTATTTCAAAACCAATTTTGAAGACGAGATAACCAAAAACCCGGCAAAAGGAATTAAGGATTTACCCCATTTAACCCGTGGCAATAAGGCATATACCGATGCTCAAATAAAATTATTAAAGCAGCTGATGTTGGACCATAACCCCAGGATCTTAGCATTCTGTGAAATGGTTTATGAAAGCTGCACCCGGCCACACGAAGAAACACGGTTTTTAAAAATTGCCGATTTGGATTTTGATCAGAACAGAATTCACATCCGGCCAGAGCTTTCAAAAGAAGGCAGAAGCGAATGGATCCCCATGAGCTCAGTATATATGGCTCGCCTTAAAGAATATGTAAAAGGGTATCCGGATGATCATTATCTTTTCAGCGTCGATCGTCATCTGGGAGCTAATAAATTTAACCGAATAAAACCCGGGCCACTTGTTCCCGGACCAACGCCGATTGCAGAATGGACGCTGCGCGAATGGTATAAAGCAATAAAGAAAATGGCAGGCCTCGACGAGACCTGGACCATATATAGTTGGAAACATTCTTATTGTGTCCGGGCATACCTGGATACTAAAGACGTTTATTTTATTCAAATTAAATGCCGGCATACTGATCTTTCAGTTACTTGCAAGTACCTGCGTAATCTGGGGCTATTTGTTGATTTAAATATGATCGCCGACAATGTTCGAAGTATTTAAAAAATCTATTGTAATTCTACAATTTTCATGTAACAGTTAAGTAACTCACTCTCCATCTTGTGGATTATAAACTGCCTTATTCCACTCAAAACAGCTTTTCTAGAATAAATATTGTGTAACTCTTGTGTATTATAATCTATTGTAGAACTACAATTTTTATGTATCGATTAAGTAACTCTTTTTAGATTTTTATTCCGTTATCAACGAAGCTGAAATAGCCGGTATTAGTAACGATTAAATGATCCGCAAATTCAATATCCATCAAATCGCAGGCTTCCTTAAATTTCTTAGTTTTAAGAATATCTAGTTCGCTCGGTTTCAATAACCCCGAAGGATGACTATGGGCAATTATTACTTTGTATGCCATGCAGCATAATGCACAAGCCAGGCATAGCTTAATATGAAGAGACACTTCACGCTGGGTCCCGGTATTGATATCATAATACCCTATTACCTGATTGTTGCCATTTAAGAAGAGCACATAAGCTTTTTCGACAATTCTTATTGTCGAGGTGTCCCAGATGGACATAAACTCTCGGTAAGCTTGGGAAGAATTGGTAATGGGCGGTGAAAACAATACCTCTTCATAGATTATTTTCAATCTTGAACTCATGTTAATTGTGGTTTAGTTTAGTGAACCAGCAAAATACGAATCGGTATATTTTCAAATCAACCCGTTAAAACACGGTATTTTTTGGGTCAAAAAACGGGTTGATTATTACCAGTATTTACCATTGGTAATTGATGGTAAATAAAAAAGCAGGGTAACATCGCGTTACCCTGCCTCACATTCAAAAACTGATCTATAAAAATTAACGGTAATTTTTCCTACCTCTAAAATAAAAAAACCACAGCAAGATCTCAGCTACCAAAAAGCAAGCAAGTGCAATTTTATCTGAGACTTCCAGATGCATTAGTTGGTCGCTGGAAGCACTTTTGTTGGGTTAAATCCCAGACGCTGAATAAGCGTGGCTACGGGAATTTCATAGTTTTTATAACCGGTCGATGCTGATATATTATTTGGAAACCAATAAGCATGCATCTGGCCACCATATGACAATAAATTCCAGTACACATCTGCATAAACACGGCTAATACCTTTGTCAGTCAAAATAGTTGGCGCTTTACCAATATCAACCCAACCGCCTTTCCAATAATCAACTTTTTGAAAAGTTGGGCCCGAATATTTGACTTTCGCAGCATCTGAAGATTTACTACCAACGAGCGCCCTGGTTAAAGCTTCTACCTCTCCTTCGGTGCCGGCGTTTTGCCCTTGGTTTTCCAGTCCCTCATTTACCACATACGTGCAGCTGATCACTGCTCCTTCTACCGTATAAGCACAAAGGATATAAGCGTCATAATGCCCTTTTGCATATTTTGCCGTTGAACTTTTAATCCCTTTATTGATATCGTTATAGTAGGTACCTAAATCGGGCTGGCCCGGGTATGGATGCCATACGCCATATTTGGTCCTATCTACCTTTGCTGCAATTACACCTTGTTCTTTAGCGGGTGTAAAATTACCGTAGGTTACCCGGGAGTAACCAAGTTTATTATCGGTAATAGTGCTGTAATAAGGATTTACTTCAATTGTGCAGCCGGTGCAAAATGCTGAAGGCTTTTCCGGATACTTAGAAAAAAACGCTGCCGATATTTGGGCAGTATTTTGCGCGATCGCAGCCTGGCATCCTGCCAGAAGAATCATGAATAATATTAACAATCGATTTTTCATTTTACTATAAATTTAAGATTTTGCCATTGAATTTTGACTTTGCTTTAAAGCAACCAAATGTTCAGCGACGAGCTCTGCCGTAAAGCGCTGAATTGTATCAGAATCTGTAAATATTGATTGCGTATTATTTTGAGCTTTATAACCAACGCCACCAGGCTGCCCGTTTCCGGTTACTACAAAAATGCCTTCCCCGCTGGCGCTCCAGTTTGTTGATCCTTCGCCACCTACTTTGCCGTCAATTACAAATCCCTTGGTATGGCTGATCTGATGCGTGGCCGATTGACCAACAACAAAATGAGTGTTGAAGGCTTCCAGGTTTTTTTCCTGATTAGCTTTTAACAGCGCTGCTTCCGTTGGTCCGCCGGCCTGACTTTTATCAAGTGTGATCAGCATAGTAATATTGGGGTCCATGGCCTTAGCCATTAAAATATCGTTTAACTCCGGATCATCATATCCGAACATATTTAAGTAGATCGAAGTTGTTGCCCGGGATAATACGTGCTTTAAGATTTCGTGAACATTGTCCCGCCCAACGTAGAAAAGGTGGAAATCGGCCGATGCTGTATTGCTAAATGCACCTTCTTTGGTGTATGGTTCCAGGTCGGTTAATGTAAACTTTTGTAAGTTTTGTTTGGGATCTGCTGCGATCTTTATCCAGTCTTGTCCCGTTGCGATTTGTGCTTGGTTTGACATTTAATTGGGGGTATTAAATACTTTTCCGTTAATAATTTTTTTTAATATGAGTGATATAGGCTGTACGGCCAGCCTGCCGATAACCGCAATAACGCCTGAGCCTCCAGATGGTCCAAATCTTGTTCATGGTTCATTTGCGTCGCTTGGTTTTATTGTCTGCCCAGGCGGCAAATAAGCCGATTATCAGCAGTCCTAAACCAATGTTAAACCAGCCCTCCATGAAACAAAGTATTTTAAAATAAAGGCCATAGCGTACTTGTTCCGTATGCAGCCAAACGCTACAAGTCGGTTTTTTCCAAACAGTGGCCTTTAGATCATAGTTTCTTAATTATTGCGCCGGCGGTATCTGCTACAGCGCCGCCGTTAAAAGCTTTGTAAATCTTCCATATTATCGAACCGGTAATCACCACCAGGCAAATAATCGCAATCAAGCGCCAAGCGTCCATTGACTTCTGTTTGTCATAATACTGGGCCTTTACGGTAGTTACGCTGTCATGCTGAACTTTATATTTATCCTGCCAAACAGCTACTGCTGCGTTATCTATTCTATAAATAGGCTGTTTAACGGTATCAGGCTTGCATGGTTTATAAGCTGATTTCAGGGTTTCAATTGTGCTTTTTAATTGAGCTATGGTATTACTCAAATCGGTATTTTGAGGAGACGCCGGTAAGTCGACTGCAGCATGCCTTGTATCAAGCAAAAAGCTTAGGTTTTTAACAAGCAATTCAAGGCTATCAATTTTTGCAGTATAATCAACATTCAGGGCCGGCGTAAATATAATTTTACCAACACTATCTTTTACTGGAAACTGTTCGAGGCAATCCTTTGCAAGTTCATTGGGATACTCATAATTATACAGATGCTGTCGAGCGATATTCCTTTTCTGGATATAAGACGCGCAGCCTGCAAGCATCAGGTAACAGATCATCACGAAAGCAATAAGCAGGGTGATGGAGGTGATCTTTACAAAAGGATTTCTCATAATATTTATTTTTTTGAATGCAGCCCTAAAAAAGTTTCCACCAAATCGTAAATGACTGCTATGATTGCAACTGCTGCGTACCAAAAATCCCTTTTGACTTTTTTTTTACCAGCCTCTTCAACTTCTTGGCTTATTAATTTGTTGTGGGTTTCTGCTTTCCACTGTTCAACTTTTTCAAGCCTTTTTACAATGCCTTCGGTATAAATACTTCCTTCCAAACCGACTTTCATTTCATTGACAGTAGAATGAACCTCAGATATTTTTGTGCCCTGTTCGGTAAGCGTTTGATTTTGCCCGGCTAGTATTTCCAGGATTTCTTGAATTTTGTCTTTTTCGGGTGTTGTCATGGCGATAAGGTCATGCAGGTTTTTTATAGGTTAATAAACGCCCCATCCAGCTTGATTTCCAAATGGCTTTTTTTGGTTGTTTAGCAATAATTTCCGCATACTCAGCAGCGCGCTGTGAGTTTACATTATTAAATAATGCTTCCGGATCCAGTGAATTGGTAACAGATATAGTATTTGGTCCAATATTACCGTCAACCGTTAATGGAGTATGAGCGCCGCATGAGTTACAAGCGCGTTGCAAAAAACGGGCGGCCAGGCCTTCCCCTTCGTTGACTGAGCAGTCATAAAGATTGTTGCTGAGCTGCTGATTATTTACTTTGTCCAGGCTGATCACATCCCAGTAATTGGTTTTGTAAAACTGAAGCTTATTTTTTTGCAGAGCTTCGTCTGCGGCAAAGATTTTATTTAACTGCGATACGGATGCCCCGGGATTTGCTTTTTTATGGGCATCGATAATTTCCCAGCCGTCCCAATGAGGGTTTTCCCCACGATCGATACCGTCGAAAGTTTCATTTTCATTAACTCCCGGGTTATAACCGCCCTCCGTGCGGGCGGTTATACCGAAAGCGATTTTAAAATCCGCCATGGCCGTTTATTTTGAAGCTGATGGAGAAGCCGAACCAGGTGCAGGCGATGCAGGTGCTGCTGTAGCAGCTGGCGCTGTATTTGCTGCAATGGTATTTAACGTTTGTTTTACATCATTTAGCAAAACATTGGTAGGATGCGAAGCGCTTTCAAGGCCAACAATTGTATTTGCAAAACCTAAACCTTGCTGTACTGCGGGTGCTTCAAGCGCTGTTTTAATTGGGGCATCCTGTGCCAGGTAGCCAATCAATATTAAGCCAATTGCAAATAAACTCTGTAAAACTGTTTTACCGGTAAACTGTCCGGAAGTGTAGGCTGAAAGAATCGCATCGATTAATACCGGTGCACCTGTAAGTAGGCCTGCGATAGTTGTTTTCCAATTTGTCATGATCGTATTTTTTGTTTTGATTTTGTGAAATAAAGTTAAAAAAGAAATTATGTAATTTATGCTATATAGAATAATTTAATAGCGCGCATTAATGTAAAAGCCCCCCACCGTATAAAATAAGCTGGCTACTGGGATAACCGCGCAGATTAAGCGTATAAGTGCTATTGCCTGAGCTGTTGGTTGCCGTAACCGTATAACTGGTAAGCGCATGCGCGGCCGTCGATACACCCGATATTACGCCTGTGCTTGTACTAAATGATAGTCCTGTTGGTACTGATGGGCTAATACTCCATGAGGTAACAGATCCACCCGTATTGCTTGGTGTAAGTGCAATCGCATGCCCTGCGTAATAACTGTAATTGACTACCGCGTACGAAATGGCCGGTGCAAGCGTACATGATGCCCAAAGCGGGAAAGTAAGCACGGTA